GAGGTCGTCGAACTAGAAATTCGACCCATGGGAACGGCGATTTATTTTTGCGGCAAAGAAATCGGCCACGGCGGCGAATGGGGCAACAGAGACTGTTTTGAAATTGACGGCGAATTCTGGCCGGAGAGGTTGATGCCGCCGAAATAAATCAACATGGCGAGGTTCGCACTAACAGACGAGTATCCGTTAAAATTCGGAGTCCCATGGATCGCGCTTCCAACCGACGAAGAGGCTAAACACTTCACGACTGAGCAACTGATTCAGTTGATGGAGGAATGGAAAGCCATCGACGACGCGGGGCGCAAAAATCCAGTCGGCGCAGGGTGGACTTTGCCAACGTGGAACGAGATATTTGATAATTGGCTGAAATATAACATTCACGTTCTGCTTGGGGGCAACGCAGCCGCCAAGAGCACGGGATGCGCGAGAATCGCTCTTTCGACTGCGGCAAGAATCCCTGAGTGCCAGATCGCATGTTTTTCAAGTTCTGAAGAAAGTTCAATTTCCGATCAGCAGCGTTTCGTATACGATGCTTTGCCGGATACGTTGAAGAACATGCCGACGGCGAAGGGAAAGCACTGGAATCTTGGATACAGCCAGAAGAACGGATTTACGGACGGTGTTTGCATTTTGCCTCCGCTGCCGGGCTATCGAAACGGCAGCGTTATACGATTCTACAACTATAATCAATTCTTCCAAAACGACCAGTTCATCGAGGGCAAACGATGGCACGTATGTTGGTTTGATGAGAAAGTTCCGCTTGCTCTTTTGGATACAGTCCGACTTGGCCGCATCGGAACTTACCACGGAAGAATTCTGCTGAGTTTTACCGTCCTAGACGGGTGGAACGACACGATTGAAAAAATTCTATCAAGAACAAAAACGCTGCGCACGCGGTATTGCGACCATCCGAAAATCAAGGCTCATATTCCCGTGCTTCAGGAGAGTCTTTCGATGAATTCGTGCATAATTTATTATGCGTGGACGCAGGACAATCCGTTCACCGACTACAAAGAGTTTCTGCGATTGAATGCGGCAGAACCAAAGGAGGTTATTTTGGCGCGTGGCTTCGGCGTCCCGACCAAGGCTATCACGAGCGCGCTCCCGCTTTTTTCCAAGGAATACGCGCCACTTGGAAACGTAGTGAAACACGAAGATTTGCCTTGGCTCAAGCCGCCCAGGAAAAACGCACGCGGTCAGGAGGTCGTTTACAAAATCACCCGCTACATGGGCCTTGATCCCGCGGGATCAAAATCGTGGGCAATGGGCTGGGTGGCGATTGATGCGGCAGGAACGTGGTGGGTTTACGATGAGTGGCCGAACATCGCAGTTGGCGAATGGGCCATGAGTGGCGATAAACCGGGTCCGGCGCAAAAGGGTATTGGTAGGGGTATCAATGACTACGTTGAAATTATCCGACAGGTTGAGGATGGAACTGAAATTTTCGACCGCGTGATTGACCCCAGACTTGGCAACGCCGAGAAGCAGGGGCAAAACGGAGCCGTCACTCTCATTTCAGAGCTGGACGAGCATAATTTGATTTTCAACCCGACCCCCGCCACCGCATCCGAAGCAAACAAAAACGAAATCGAAAACAACCTGCAACTTTTGAATAACCTACTTACCTACGACACAACCAAACCGGTTGATTCGATGAATTCGCCCAAACTCTACGTTAGCGACCGTTGCCAAAATTTCATTTACTGCCTTTCTGAATACACTGCGAAGTTGGGAACGCACGAGGCCACGAAAGATTTCGTCGATATTTTAAGATACCTTAGAAAAGCGAATTGTGAATTCATCGACACCACCCAAAAAGACGAATCGCGCACGGGGGTTTACTGATGAAAGAATCGAAGTGGATTCAGGTTTCTCTCAAGGAGTGGAACGACGTGGTTTTATTTTTTGATCTAAAATCGGAACCGGGAATCGTGAGCAGCACGTATTCTGTTTACGACAAGGACAGGAACGAGGGCGCGTGGTGCGCTTGGTGGGACGGATATGGTCAGGCCGTGAGAAATGATTTGATGGAAAAATACCGGAAGCGCACAGGGGTTTATTAGTATTGACAGTCTGAGTTTGGATTAATTTGGTGTTGACGCATGAATGTAAAAATTCCGACCGCGTTCTTGGAAATCACAAGCGATGAGGCCATCACGCTTCATTACAGCATCAGAGCGGCCATTGAGCACACAATCGACACGCATTGGGTAATGCACCCCGATTCATATCTCGACGGCGAGTGGGAGAGAATTAAGATTATGCGTCAGCTTTGCCGCATCAGTGGATTTGAATATGAGGGAACCGAGGTTGATCTAAAGCTCAGGCTTGAGCGCGCTGTTGAGAAATACCAAGCCAGCCAGATAAAGAACGCTAAGAACGCTTAATCCTTGCCTTTCCTCCCGCAACTCATAGGCGTCAGAAAAACGCCATGAGTTCACAAGTAGGCGACAACGCCATCGATAGAAAAGACCCGAGCTTTCAACTGGCTCCTCCCGATTCTGACGGTCCCGATTTCGGGACTCTGAAAAGGGGCTACGAGGACACGATTGCCAACCTTCAGGGTTTCTTAAATCAACAGGACGAAAACTATAACGTCAGGTATGCGTTGTGGCCCGGTCAAAGCGCAGATGGACGTAAACACGCGCGGGAGGGGTCGAAGATCGATCCAACGCCTTGGGATGGCGCTTCCGATTTACAGGTGTTTCTTTGTGATGAGGCCATCAATTCCAAGGTGGCTATGCTTTCAACGTCGTTCCGTCGCGCATCTATTTCGGCCACGCCAGTCGAGGGAAATGACATCAAGCGCGCCAGTGAGGTTGCGTCCTACATGCGATGGACGATCAAAACCCAAATCCCCGAAATTAATCGCGAGGTAAAACTTCTTGGAAATTACATTCAGCAGATGGGGATAGGTGCCGTTGGCGCTTTCTGGGAAAAAAAACAGGAGAAGATTTTGACTACGGTCACAATTGATACTCTGGCGAGGCAATTCACCGGACTAAACATCGAGGCGCTAATTGAATCCGGTCAGGCCGACGATGATCTTGTTGCGATTTTTGAGGAGCAATATGGATGCACGAAAGCCAAGGCGAAAAAGATTTTGGCTGGATTGAAACGCAGCGGAACGGCCACGGTTCCCACCTTGGGCAAGGAAAAATCATACCCCGTTGTTCGCGCATTCGATTTAAACCACAATCTTTTCATCCCTCAGGACTCAACCGACATTGAAACGGCCCGGGCTATTTACCGGGTTGAATACCTAACGCCCGAGCAAATCCGGGCCTACGTTAACACGGCGGATTGGGATTCTGGCTGGGCGGAACAGGCTATCTCCCGATGCAAAGGAAAGCTGATTACCCTGTCGAACAACGAATACAATCAGCCAATCAGTCGTTCGTTCATGAACCAGGAGCAGAAGTTTAATAACCTGATCGGCGTTGTCTACGCCTACGAGCGGCTCTCTGATGAGGACGGGAATACGGGAATTTACCTGACTATTTTCAGTCCGATGCTTCCGCCCGATGACAATCAGAATGGATATGCAAAATACGGGCTGCTCGGCTATGCCCACGGCCAGTATCCTTTCACGATCTTCCGGAGGGAATATTTGTCTCGCAAGCTGCACGATACACGCGGAATTCCTGAACCCGGGAAGCCGCTTCAGCAGCAAATAAAGGTCGGGAAGGATTCGTTGATCGACAACGCATCAATGCAGATCATGCCTCCGCTTATGTATCCACAGGGCCGCCCGCCGCTCAAGTGGGGTGCGGGCGCAAGAATTCCGGAGCGTCGTTCCGGAGAATACTCCTTCGCCTCGGTCCCCCCTTACTCTCCTAGCAACGAACAAAGTCAGACGCAACTCACGGCTGATTTTAATCGTTACAATGGTTTCGTTTCGCCGGAAACCGACAACCAATTCGCCGCACTAAAAAATCAAGATGAGGTAGATGACTTCCTGAATCAATGGAGTAAGGTATTCGCCCAGATTTGGTCACTAACGAAGCAATATCAAAAAGAGGTTATTTTCTATCGCGTGATTGGCCTTCGCCGCGCCGATCCCGTCGAGTTTCACAAGGGTCAAGATG